GGCTATCGGATCTTTTATTTGTTATGGCAAGGTATCATAACAAGGGCAATGAAAAGTTATGGATTCCTAGAAATTAATGTTTACCCTGCTATAATAGGGTAATAGGAGAAAAATGTCTAATCCATCAAATTTATATGCAGAAAAGATATACTCAGAACACCCAGTTGTTCTATGGGCATTGGACGATCAACTTGATTATATTGGATTAATATCAGAAGCACAACGTGATATTTCAGATTCTTGGACTCTATCTGATGCAACAGCAAGTATTGAATCTGCTTATTTAGAAGAACCATTCAACAACAGTATTTTAAATCTTGTTGAACTTGATGTTCCAACACTAGAAACACTAGAGGCTTCTTTGGTTAGTGATAATTTAGTAAATTTTGATAATTTACAAAGTCTTGGAACATTTACTATTGGATCATATTTTTATTCAAACAGTATATTTTTACAAACAGTTTCAATAGGCTATGAATATACAGATCCAGATACATCTCAAATTATTCAAAATTTAAAAACATTTACAAGTTCTTTATATCAAAAGTGGGGATTTATATCTGAAACTTTTGAAGTTCCAAATGTATCAGCAAGTTTAAGAATAGTGATTAAAATAAAAATTATTGAAGGCTCTGCTACTCCTATAGACAATCAGTTTTATTTTAATGGAATAACTCTTGGACAATTAAATGAAGAATTTAATACATTTTCATTTGGAGTAACACAAACCTCAGTTCCTGCGTCAGTAAGTTTGTATGGTGGGCTAGATGCAGTAGAAGCACAAGCATATGGCATAGCAGAAGATAGCGCATACTATATTTCTGAAGGTGGACTTAAGTGTAAAAACTCTGGCATTCCATTAGTTTATGGTGCTAGCGGTGTAACCAAGTTAGAACCAAGGGAGGGGCCATCATTAATAATTCCAGGTAAGGGATTTTTAAATAAAAAAGGACAATATAACGACTATACAATAGAGTTTTGGGCACGAATAAACGCTAATACACCAACACCATTAAAAATTTTTGGACCGATATCTTCTGATGACGGATTATATGTTGAATCTGGATTTTTAACTTTAGTAATCGGTGATCAGTTTGCATCTCACTTTGTTGGTGAATGGTTTAGGCCAATGCTTATTCATATTCGTTTAATTAGAAATTCTGCATCATTATTGGTAAATGGAGAAGAAGTTCTGTCTTTATCAATAAATACTAGTAGTTTAAATTTAGCAGATGAGATTGATGTATTTGGAGACAGCCAAGACTGGCTAGGATTTTTTGCTTATACAAATGTATATCCATTTGAAATTGACTGTGTAGCAATTTATTCATATCAAGTTCCAGTTACTGTAGCAAAACGTAGATGGGTATATGGACAAGGTGTTGTTTCCCCAGAAGTGATTAATTCAGCATATGGTGGAACAACAGCCTTTATAGACTATCCTTTTGCTAACTATACAGCAAACTATAACTATCCAGATTTTGCAAAATGGGATCAAGGAAGTTTTGATAACTTATCAACCACTCAGACAAGTTTAAGAACCCCAGAATATTCATTGCCAGAAATTTTTATTGGTACAAAGACATTGCAAGAACTATATAATGATAATCAACTAATACAGGACAGCGAGTCTGGACCAATTATTGATAATAAGTTTTTATCATTTAGACCAAATAATACATGGAATTCAATATCATCATATATAAACTTTCCAAGATTAAATTTACTTTCTAGCCAAGTTAATAGTTTTTATGGAGTCTTTAGTTCGCATGATTTAACATCAGAAGAAATTTTAGTAAAAATTTATAATCCGATAAATAATGACTATTTTACAATAGTTAAAGATGCTGACGAAATTAAGTATTCAATTACATATAACGGAATATCAGAATTGCTTTTTACATCTGATCCAATTTCAGCAAACACTATTTTTTCAGTAGGCTTTAACATAAACACACTGGTCAGTAGTTTTGGAAACAGCATACCTGCATTTTTTGGCAATCAAAATATATTAAAAATGTATGTTGCTGGAGATGAGTCTGGAAACTATAGTTTTACAGGAAGACTATACTCTTTTGGTTTATCAACCGCATTAAACTCTTCTAAGATTTTAGACAGTTTTGATTCAAATGGAATAGTTTTAATTGATCATGGGCAAGAATTAATTGACCATACTGCAAGTTATACATTACTGCCATCAGAAGCATATCAGCAATATTTCCTTGATATAGGTGTTTCTGGATACTGGCAAGACTATCTTCCACTTTCATATTTTGGTCAGTTTGTAGAAAATACTCAAGGAGAAAAATTTTATGATTTAGACTTTTTACAGTTTAATCTTGGATATCCAACAATATCAGAGTTGGTTGAAGACTCTGGATCTATGCAGATGTATTATGATACAACTGGCGCACAAATTAAAAGTTATGTTACTTTTCAATATGTGGTTGATGGAGCAAATATTCCTAGTGAATTTACTAACCAAGAAAAGCCAAATCAGTATAAAATTATTGACGTTGCTGATTATGAAAACTGGGAAACAACAAGATTTGAAATATTAAATAATAGTTTAATCTATCCCATTAAAACAATAGATTTTAATAAACTTGCAATAGTCTATAGCCTTGAATTTAATAGCCGTGGAATTTTAACAAAGCCTATTTTGTTAAATAGACTACAACTAGCATCTCAAGCATTAAATGACAATTCTTCAAATCTAATCGGTACAAGATTTGGCATAGACTTAATACCATATAAAAAGAATGGAATATACTATAGTTACAAATCTAAAAATCCATTTAGCATTTATAAAGAAAGTACTCCATATTTATATTTAACTAAAAATTCGGGGGTAGAGGTTCGTGGAGAACTCAATATCTTAGAAAGTCGTGGTCTTTCTTTACCAGTAAACAAGGAACTTTCAACTTCATATAGAGTAAGTGCTATGCAATTATGGACCAGGTACGATCAAGATACTTTTCCATTAACAGCAACAGAACTATTTGAGATTAATTACAAGGCTGGATCAATTAAATTTTACTTACAGGCAAATAGTTCTGAAGGAAACAGAGGAAAAATATTTGCATTAAATGAAAATGGTGTTGAATATAATGGACTTTCATTTTATTTAAATGGAAATTTAGTAAGAGAGCCAGTCTTGTCTCTAAAAGAGTGGTCCACTGTTGGTATTTCATTCTTGACTCCACTTTCTTTTGACTCTTATCTTGGTAGTATCAACATTACTGGTCCAGCCATCTTTAATAATATTGCTTACTATCAAGCAAGTAGTTTGCAAGAGGTTGAAAGTAGAACAATTAGGCCATGGTTTAAAGTTTTAACAGATGGAGTAACTACATTTGATTGGCAGTATTGGTTTAATAACTTTACGTGGGATGGAATGCTTATTGTTGGATCGTCACAATTCTATGGAATTAATCCAGCAGACATTTATAAAACATATATTGGAACAAATAAGATTATTATTGATGACGGAGAAGGATTAATCTATCAGCCTGAAAAAATAAAGGTATATACAGAGATAGAATGGTCAGCCACTGTCTCTACACCAGTATAATCTGCTATACTTATGGCTATGGAATCATTAATAAATCCAAAAACTGGTAAACCCTATGTTCAAAATGTTCGTCGTAAGGTCATTGAAAAGCACTATGACTGGGGTCTTTATGTTTATAAAAAATCAAATGGTAAGTGGTTTACAGATGACGAAGGATCAATTTTAAATATTCCTGCTGAACGTGGAGATCTATCAAAGATATCTGAATTAAGAAAAGCAGCAATGCATCATGGTGATGATGGTGAGGGTAAGGCAATATTTGTTCCAGGACTACACAGAATTAGTGAAGAAGAGTATTCAGAACAAAAGGAAAGAATGAAGGCTGGATTAATTCCTTCAATGAATGACCTTGGTGCTTGGCATGCAGCACAGCAAACATTAGACAAACATGGAAGAGATGCATACGAAAATGGCTGATGAAGAATACGTACGTGCAGGATTAAACACGCAAGAGCGTGATGAAAACATTTTTAAGTCTCAAGATCCATTTAATAAACCTTGGGATACTTTAAAAGACTATGCTGGACTTGATCAAAACTTTCGTCGTAGAACAACTCGCAATATGGCAAAATATGTTAATCCAGAAGGCAATCAAGCATATCTAGATGCTGCTAATGCAACACCATCAGGCGTTGACTCTGGATCAAAACAAATTAACCCTGGTACTGTATATCGTAATGGGTATGGTCTTTTTGATGTAATAACACCACCATATAATATGTATGAATTAGCAAACTTCTACGATACGTCTTTTGCTAACCATGCTGCAATTGATGCTAAAGTAGAAAACGTTGTTGGTCTTGGATATCGTTTTGATGTAACAGATAGAACAATGTTGCGTTTTGAAATGAATGATGATCAGGCAGCAGTTGATCGTGCACGTCGCCGTATTGAAAGAATGAAAATTGAAATGCGTGACTGGCTTGAAAATCTTAATGATGATGATAGTTTTACAAAAACTATGGAAAAGGTTTATACAGATCTTCAAGCAACTGGAAATGGATTTATTGAAGTAGGTAGAACAGTTGCTGGCGATATTGGATATGTTGGACATATACCAGCAACTACTGTTCGTGTGCGCCGTCTTCGTGATGGGTTTATTCAGATTATTGGACAAAAGGTTGTTTACTTTAGAAATTTTGGAGCAAAGAATCCAAACCCAATGGGAACAGATCCAAGACCAAATGAAATTATTCACCTTAAAGAATATTCACCATTAAACACATTTTATGGAATTCCAGACATTATTGCAGCGATGCCATCTCTAGTTGGAGATCAACTTGCATCTCAGTATAATATTGACTACTTTGAAAATAAGGCTGTTCCAAGATATGTCGTAACTCTTAAAGGTGCAAAACTTTCAGGGGATGCTGAAGATAAAATGTTTAGATTCTTGCAGACTGGACTAAAGGCTCAGTCACATAGAACCTTATATATACCACTACCAGGCGATACAGATACCAATAAGGTTGAGTTT